TTTACATACCAAAATGACGGTGACAGCAATACCGCATATCCAGAGGCGTTTATGTCCCTCTGGAGAGGCGACAAGTCTGGCACACTCTTACAGGCGCAGCGTGTCAGCGGCGGCTATGACGCTCACAATACAATTTACATACAAAGTAGTGGAAGTATTGTGTATCTCGATAGTCCATCAAGCACCAGCGCCGTGGAATACACGATCACGACCGCCAACCGGCAGCATACAGGAGGAAGCGATCAATACCGTGGAAGGATTTATATGTTTGGTGATGGTACCGTTGGGGGTCAACCTACCGCAACAGACATGCCGTTCCTCTATAAAAACGGATGCTCTCTGACGCTTGTAGAATTGGATTATTCCTGATGGCTGACATTCTCTTAATTTCAGACGCGATTCGACAGATACGGCCAACATCACACTATGGGGTCAAAGGTGATGGAGCAGATGGCTACATCATAACGTGGGAAGACGATTCAACCACGGAGCCAACTCCAGCAGAAATTACCGCTGCGATGGATGGTGCTAAGTGGGACCATGTTAGAAGTGACCGTAACCGCAAACTCGATGGGTGTGACTGGACTTCCGTGGACGATAACGTGCTGTCCGACAACAAGAGGACTGAGTGGCAGACCTATCGTCAGGCGTTACGGGACATTACGTCTCAATCTGACCCTGACAATGTGACATGGCCGACACCCCCGACGACCTAGCCGATGACCAAACCGGATTATGCCTCCTAAATTGACCCTTCCGGCAGACGACGCCGTCATCTGTGAGCGGTGCGGTGCAGAAATGTTTAGGATGCACGCGGTATGGCGCTGCCCGAAATGCCGGTACAAGACCGATTGTTGTGGCTGGTAGTGAGATATGACCAAACCAGATTATGACTGGTGGGTACAACACGCACATACGGACAGCGCCTGTCTTCAACTCATAACGGATTACGACACATTTAAGGCACGGGTGCTGCTGAAAGCATCACAGGTTGGGCGCACCGACCTCACCACCCTCGTCAATCATTGCAGTTATCGAGCCGTGTTTGAGCAGGATCGGTTTGGATCAATGGGCGTGATTCTCGATGATATTCGACCGACAAAAGCCCCATCGGTGGGACGTTCACTGGATAGTCCGATTGGATTAGCTGGCAAGTGTCTCGCTGACAGTCAGGGGGCATTCTATGGACTTGGACTGTCAGTGTTCTGGGCTGCATGGGCAGTACGAAACGATCCTGGACTCTTAGAGAACACTGCGACATGGGCACAGTCCTGTGGGATGAACTATATCCGGTGGATGGGCGCACATAACTGGTCTGGTGGGACCGATCCAACGATTCCCGGCTATTTTGACCTGATGCACGAGACGATTGATCGTGTCGCAAGTTACGGCTTACGCTCACAAATCACCCTATTCACCAGACGCACCATGATTGATAACCCCGTAGCCATGGTGAAAGAGTGGGCGAAGGTGGTGAACGCGCACCGCGATCAGGTCTGTCTCGTGGAAATCGCCAATGAGTGGGAACATGCGCACAACGGCTGGAGCGACGAGATGATTCAAGACCTCGGTCGCTGCTTTCGTGATCGGAGTGCTGCGCCGCTGGCGCTGTCGGCTCCCGCCCAGGTTACCTGGACGGCAATGGAAGCACGCCTCAAGGAACTCTACGACGGCCAGTCCATTCCAGCTCGCACGATTCATTTCCCACGTCGGCAGGATACTGACGAAGGAAATTGGCGATGGGTTCGGCAACCGTGGCACAGTCGCGGTATGGCAGGGTTCATTGTCGATAACGAGCATCAAAAATGGGAGAAGAGTCGTGGAGGACGCCAGATCGAACATGCCGCGTCAGCCTGTGCTACTGCACTCCTGACAGGCTGCGGGATGACAGCCCACCATGACAACTATGGGGTGCTGAACACGGAAGGCACCTATTATGACGACGCACGCGCCGATCAATGCAAGCAGGTCTTTTCAGCCATGCGACAGTTTCTCCCTAACGATCTGCCAAACTGGACCGCGACTCGTGTAGGCGGGGCGTGGAATGGCCCTCCACACCCGTTCCCACGCCTTGTAGAACAAGATTGGACAGCAGGGGCACCAATAGGTGTCTCTCGGTCGTACGCGGCCCTAGACGGCTCCTCTGACGATTTTGTGATGACGTTGACTGGGGTGCGTGACCATGTGACACTTCATGAACCACATGCGGTTCCGTATAAAGTCCTCTCGCTTCGTGATGGACAAGAGGTCTACGCGGGACGGGGTCCGGTTACGCTAGATGCATCTACGTCATCGGCCTATCTTGTAGGGACTGTATAAATGCCGTATCCGATTCAGACACAAACATTTTCCGTGTTTATGGGCACGCAGGAGGGGATTCATTCCGTGGCGCTGCCGGCGATCTACTCCTCCAGCGGGTCGAGGAATCTCTGGATTGATAAATTGGGACGGGCCAAGAAGATTCTGGGCTACAGCAAGCAGAATAGTTCTGCCGTCACCACGAATACAGGCAGTGCTGCGACTCGACTGCGTGCGCTTCGAGCCTATCGACAAACCGGTGCGTCGTTTACGCGCCAGCTTCTCGGTGTGTTTGAGGCCGCGTCCAGTGAATACGAACTCTGGTATTCCACCAATAGTGGCGTGGCATGGACGTTTATTGTTGACTTAGGGAGTGGGTCCATAGGGTCAATCCCTGATTTTGCTCAAGTAGATAACACCTTGTTCTTTGCGAACGGTGTTGTCGCACCCCGAGCTTGGGATGGATCGTCGCTTAGCACGGCTGGTCCGTCAGCAAAATCCCCGACTCCCACTGCTGCGGTCAATACCGCTGCCGGCCAACTAAATGGCACGTATACCTATAAATTGGTGAGTATCGAAGCGGCAGGAACTCGTCATGCCGGATCAGTGACCTCGAACAGCCTGCAATATGCCGACGAACAGTGCAATTTGTCGTGGACGGCTGATAGTGACTCCGATGTTACGGGTTACGAACTCTATCGCACGACCGGAACTGGCGTGAACTTCTATTTTGTCACGTATATCGACGTGCGTACCACCACGAGCTACACCGACAATGCGTCCGATCTTGACATTCTGGAGCATCGCACGCTGGAAGAACATGGGGATGCCCCACCAACAGGGAGTTACTTCTGTGAGCCACACAAACAGCGCCTCTGGTGGGGACGCACCGATACCAATCCACGGCGTGTCTTTTGGTCCGATCCAGGGCTTCCCGATCAGGTGGGAGCAAATAACTATCTCGATTTCACCGATCAAAGTTCAGTGGGAGACGTACTCACCGGACTGGTGGGTGATTTTGAGGGAATGCTGGTCGTGTTCAATGAGCGATCTATCTGGACGGTCACGGGGAGTGGACAAATAGTCTCTGACATTATGGATTGGACGCGTACCAAGTCCAATGCGGTCACAGGATGTGTGTCTCATCGATCTGTCGTGCGTGTGCCTGCCGGAGCCGTCTATACGGATGCCAGCGGGAATCAAGTCTCAACCAATCGCGTCATGCTCTCGTATGTGAGTCCGTTGGGAGATATCCGTCTGTTCGACGGCAATAACGACATTGTGATCAGCACGCCGGTCAAAGACACCATGAAAACCATGCTGTACGCGCAACGCACCAAGATTCACAGCGTACATGACATTGAAAACTCGCATGTGATTTTCTATTTCCCTGGACCGACGCCCAGTGGTGAGCAGGCAGAGTGTAATCACGCTGTTGTGTGGAACTATCGGTGGGGTGTCTGGTATGTGTGGCCGGATATGCCAATGGCGGCGTCAACCACGGTGGAAACCTCCAGCGATACCCAGATTATTCTCACGGGAGAAGCCCAAACGGCCAAAGGCGGGTTTTGCTACCAATTTTTCAACGGGGATAGTTTTGATGGCTCAAACATTCCAGCACGGTGGATCACAAAGGTGATCTACGGCACAGACAATAGCTGGAATGTACGTGCCCCACAACAGATGATGGCCTATGTGAAACGCTACCGCTGGCTGGATGTCATTGCGGAAGCGGATTCGGATGTCACGCTCACGATTGAATGGATGAGCGGGAATGCCAGTGACGACTCCGTGTCCAAAGGTGGAGCGAGCAAATCGCTGGCTCCTATAGGACTCCAACTCATTACCGATGACGGAAATGGGATCGAGACGGACGACGGAAGCAACATCACACTCCCATTTGATTCTGTCCAACAGATTATTTCCCTAGAAGGCACAAACGGCGACTTTATTCAAGATGTCGGATGTCGCATTCGTATTAGCGACGATGCTCAAAATGGATCATGGAGCATTGAGGGCATGACACTTGGATATCAAGTCCTTCCAGGCGCAACGAGGCGGTTGCAGGGCTGATGCCTCGAACAAGTATCGGACTTTCTCCAATTGAAACTCGCCGTTTCGATGTAGAGCGTCCCAAGGATTGGCAACCGAGTATCCGATCTCAGGAAGAGGTGGATGACCTGTGGTGGGATCGGCTGGTGAACAAGGGCCAACGAGGAGTCAATGAATTTTTGGATTCATTAACGGGAGCCACACCCAGAGAAGAGGCGGCAATAGCACTAGACCCAGGAAATATGACTCCTTTGATGATGTCTCTGGGGAGTCCACTGCGAAATCCTGTTTACAGGGCAAAAATGCTGGACCTGTTTCGGGAGCAAATGAAACTTTCTGGTCAGCAATATGCGGAACCACTTCAGCGTTTGACGGAAACACACCCTCGTCTTGTGGCAGCGTTTCAACATGCTGACGGAAATCTGGGAATCCACGGCCCTGGACTGGGTACCACGGGGGCGGCAGAGGGGACGTATGAAAACCTACTGTTTAGCGACCTTAGTCGTGGAGTGCCAGAGGGCGTTCTACCCAATCCCGGCTTCACGAGCTTCAAAGGCACTCCCCAAATACAATTTAAAGGTGGGCCGGATCTCGAATTGAATCCTGCGACAGTAGTTCCACACGAATTTGCTCACTTTGCACAAGACCTTGGAGGGCGAGGTGTGAGCAGACGCAGGGTCGATATTGATGCTCACGAACTGGCGGATAAGGTAGAGGGTATAACTGATAGGTGGAAACAGTTCAGGGAAGGGGGAGGTGAAATTGACTACCATGGACTGGTGAGTGAGGGTGGCACACCAAAGCCAGGAACAGTCCCCCTGAGTCAAGAGCAGTATCAAAGATTAAATGAATTTATGGATGAGGGAAGAGAGCTTCGAGCGCGTGGAGGCCCAGCAGAACTTGGAGCAGAGAGGGCAGGAATCAAACAAAGAGAACGATTTGAAAGATGGAAAAGAGGGGAATCTGATTGGGACAAATATAAGGGACCTGGTCATGGCGAACATGTTCGACACTTGACGCCTGATGAATCAGTACCTGGTGCCGAGACAGGGAACCGATACATAAAACAAAGATGGCCCGACGAAGTAAGAAGATTAAGTGGCTCTCGGAGGGAAAGGGATAAAGTAAGACGAAGGCAACGAGCCGTACATTTAAAATCGAATAGCTCAACTAATTTCCTTGATTCGATTCTTCGT